TTTGGACTATGTTGTCTTATGAAAGACAAGGAAACACTCACAGAATATATAAAAACGGAACTTTAGAAGATACAGCTTCTACAGCTAATAAACAAGATAATGGTCCATTTAGTGTTGGTAAGAATGGCTTTGGTGATTTTGATGGTTATATTGACGAAGTACGACTTTCGTCTGTAGCTCGATATGCAGGATCATCGTTTACTGAACCGACATCTAGTTATGCGGTAGATAGTAATACTACAGCGTTACTGCATTTTGATGGTACAAATGGTTCCACTACTATTGTTAATGAAACAACAAGTGGCATTACCGATGTTACAGCCGATGCTAATGTAACAGTGTCTGGTCTAAGTGGCTCAATGGGGCTAGGAACTGCTACAGTAATAGAAGGTTCTGGAATAGATGTTCCAGTAACAGGCGAAGTAGGTACAAGTGCAACAGGTTCTGTAACAGTCATAGAAGGTACAGGTGTAAGTGTTAATGTAACAGGTAATGCGGGTACAACTGGACTAGGAAGTGCAAGTGTTACAGCCGATGCAAATGTTTATGTAGTGGTTACACCAAGACTACGTAGTGGTTTAGGAAATGTAACTATAATAGAAGGATCAGGTGTTACTGTTAATGTAACAGGCGTAGAAGGAGAGGTGCTAACACCAGACTTCACCTTAGTTTGGGGCTTAATAGATACAACACAAAATCCAAATTGGACAAGGATAGCAGCATGATAAAAATAGATGCAACTAAAAAAGTAGATGGCACAGTAGAATGTGCTTATGAAGTAGAACTTGAATGTTCAAATTGTGGTATGAAAGTAGACGCTGAAGAATATAATTCAGGTACGTGTTCCGATTGTGGTGAAGCTTGGAACGAAAAACGTCATACTAAAGTACATGCTACAAGTATTCCAATGGAAGGACAATCGAGTTAAAATAGCATAAAATCAAGGATAAATTATGGCAAGTACATATTCAGATTTAAAAATTGAGTTAATTGGTACCGGTGACCAGTCAGGTACATGGGGCGCTACGACCAATACCAATTTAGGTACGGCAATAGAAGAAGCTATTACTGGCTCTGCTGACGTTAGTTTTTCAAGTGCAGATGTTACTTTAACAGCCACTGATTCTAATGCTACTCAGTCATTCCGTAATTTAAGACTTAATTTAACAGGTACATCAGGTGGAGCTAGAAACTTAATTGTTCCTACTATTGAGAAGTTCTATATTATTAATAACGGGCTTGCTGACACAGTTACTGTTAAAAATACCGCAGGTACAGGTGTAGCCGTTCCAGCTGGTAAAAGCACATTAGTTTATAACGACGCAACCAACGTAGTTGATGTTATTACAGATTTAGCTTCGCTATCTACATCAAGTGCAGATATTAACGGAGGAAACATAGATGGTACTACTATTGGTGCTAGTTCTGCAGCAGCAGCTACCTTTACCGATTTAACCGCATCTGGCACAGTTTCAGGAGCAGGTTTTAATGCATTATTTGCATCTCCTCCAGAAATCGGTGCTACAGCGGCAGCGGCAGGTACATTTACAGGAATCACAATATCTGGTGGAACACTAACAACACCAGCAACTTTAACCTTCTCAAGCACAGCAAGTGTGAGATTACCAAACGGTACAACTGCACAACGACCAGGTGCTCCACAAACTGGGATGATAAGGTATAATAGTGACACAGGGTCATTTGAAGGGTATACTACTACTTGGGGAAGTATTGGTGGAGGTGCCACAGGTGGAGGTGGTGACCAAGTCTTCCAAGAAAACGAATTAACAGTGACAACAAACTATACGTTGTCTACAGGCAAGAATGCAATGAGTGTAGGGCCGATCACAATCAATTCAGGCGTTACAGTAACTATTCCAAGCGGACAACGCTGGGTTATTTTATAGGAATAAATTATGGCTAGTAATATTAATGCAGATACCACAACGGGTTTACAGTTAACCTCAGATACTTCGGGTAATGTTAGCGTACAGAGTGATGGCTCTACGGTAGTAGCCGTAACTGCACCAGGTGTTGCTGTAACAGGCGCTTTGAGTGCAACAGGTAATATCTCAACCCCATCAGGTACTGTAACCGCTTCTAGCTTTAGTGGAGATGGTTCTTCATTAACAGGGATTGCTGGTGGTTTTGGTAATATGGATGTATTTACAAGTCCAGGTACTTGGACCAACCCAGGTAATGTTACTAAAGTCAAAGTTACCGTACAAGGCGGTGGCGGTGGAGCTGGCGGAGATGGTCCATCATTTGGCGGTGGAACTGGATCAGGCGGTGGCGGTGGCGGTGCTGCAATTGAAATTATTCCATTTCCAAGTGGAACTAATGTTCCTGTAACTGTCGGTCCTGGAGGTGCTGTCAACGGCGCTAACTCTAATGGCTCGACAGGAGGCACATCTTCATTCGGTGCATATTGTTCAGCTACTGGTGGAGCTGGAGGAGTACGACAAGGTGCTGGTGGTTTAGGTGGCTCAGGCTCTGGCGGTAATGTAAATATGACTGGTAGTGATGGAAGTAATGGAAGTCCTCAAGGCTTTGAACACTCAAGACCTGGTGGTAGTTCCTATCTAGGCGGTGGTGGTCGAGGAGGCAATAACCCAACTAGCACTCCAGCTCAACCAGGTAATTCATATGGTGGCGGTGGAGGAGGTTATATCCAAAACATTGCAGGTGGTTCAGGCGCTGCTGGCATAGTAATTGTAGAATATTAATAATTAAGGAATAAGTTATGGCAGGAATAACAATAAAAGGCGATACAAGTGGTGAGATAACCCTTAATGTCCCAGCAACTGCGGGTACGAATACAATTACGATACCGGCATCAAGTGGAACTTTGGCTATACAAGACGGCTCAGGTGACTTAGCTGTAACAAATGACATCTCAGCAGGCGGAGCTATTACAGCATCAGGCAATATCTCTACACCAACAGGCACAGTTACTGCATCATCTTTCTCTGGTGACGGATCATCTTTGACAGGTATTGCAGGAGGCTTTTCTAATATAGAGGTCTTTAATACTCCTGGTACATGGACAAATCCAGGAAATGTTCAAAAAGTTAAAGTTACTGTAGTTGCAGGTGGTGGAGGCGGTGGAGCAGCTCAGTATCCTGTAAACCCTCAAGCAGTTTCTGCTCATGGTGGAGGAGCAGGAGGAACAGCTATTGAAGTTATTTCTTTACCAACAGCTACTAATGTTGCAGTTACTCGTGGAGCTGGTGGAGCAGGTTCTAATTCGTATAACTCTGTTGGTGGAACTGGAGGTACATCTAGCTTTGGTTCGTATTGTTCAGCTACAGGTGGAATTGGTGGTGGAGCTAATCTAAACAGCCCTGCAAACTCATCTAAAGGCGGTAATGCTACAGGTGGTAATTTAAATATAACGGGATCTGCAGGACTTTATGCAGAAAGAAGTAATACAAATGCACAATATGCAGGTCATGGAGGTTCTTCTTATTTAGCAGGTGGAGGATATGGCTATAATTGGCAAGGTCAAGCTCCTACTAATCAAGCAGGTGGAGCAGGTCAATATGGCTCAGGCGGTGGAGGTGCAACTAAAGCTCCTGGAAAGACTCCTGCGAGTGGTGGTGCAGGTGGAGCAGGTGTAGTAATAGTAGAATATTAATTTTTAACTTAGGAGTAAACAAATGGCTAAAAAAGCATTAGTAAGCACTATCGAGCCGAGAGGTAAAGATAATGCAGGATACAGAGTATTAGAGGTGGTAGATGCTGCTAATACTTTTGAAACACATTCTAACCTTGAATGGAAAGACTGTGATGACACAGTTGCAATGGATAAAAATTGGTGGGATCCAGCAACTTCAACATTTAAAAAAATGCCTGAAGGAGTTGATGCTGTAGCAACAGCAGGTGAATTAGCAGTTGATGCTGAAGGCAACCCAACAGAAAGATATGTATGGGACTGGGACTCAGAAACTTGGTCTAAAACAGCAATATAAGGAATAAGTTATGGCGACAAATATCAGTGGCGATACAGGGATAGATAAGGTACAGCCAAGTACCATAGAAACAGCTGACATACAAGATTCAGCCGTTACAGCTCCTAAAATAGTTGGGGCTGATGGCACAAGCGGTCAAGTATTATCATCTGGTGGTGACGGGTCTATATCGTGGGCTGATGCTGCTGGTGGACAAGTTATAACAAAAGTTACTAGATTTGCGGGAAGCGATACTTGGACTAAATCTCCAACTACAGAATATGTTACTGTTCTTTGCATGGGTGGCGGCGGAAGTGGTGCTTCTATTGGTAATGCTTTACCAGCCCCTGCTCCACTTGGCGGTGGAGGCGGCGGAGGAGCCGCAGGCGGAACATTTTCTATAACAGATACAGGAAATACAGCTCCTATTGTGGTAGGCTCAGGCGGTGGTACTCCAATGCCAGCAGGTACAAATAATCCAGCAACTAATGGTGTTGCTGGTGGAGCATCTTCGTTTGGTAGTATTATTAGCGCCAATGGTGGGTCAGGCGGAACTACAGCTGGTGTTGGTGGAGCTGGTGGCAGCGGTACAGTTAATACTCCGGGATTAGGTTCTTTTACTGCTAATGGTTATCAAGGTGCGCCTGGTAGCGGAACAAACACAACTTATGGAACAGGTGGAGGTACTGGTGGAAATGGAAGAGATGGTAATACAGTATATGGTGATAGTATATCAAATATTGTAGCTTCTCCATTTTTTGGTAATACTGGAACAGGTGGTAGTGCAAATAGACAAAGTAATCCTACTAATACTGCAGCGCCTGGTGTTCTTGGTTCAGTAGTTGTAATAGAATGGAGTCCAACATAATGAAATATTGTATAGTAGAAAATAACGTAGTTACAAATATTATCGAACTAACTGACGAAGCAACTGCTACTGAATTAGGAGCGGTAAATTTAGGTGACCATGCTGCCATTGGCGACACAGTTTCAAACGGTGCTATTGTTGGTAAGACGGAAGCAACCGAAGCTGAACAAAAAGCAGCGGATGTTAGAACATTTAGAAATGAACTTCTTGCAGCTACAGATTGGTGGGGTTTATCAGATCATACTATGACGGCTGAACAGGCAACTTATCGTCAGGCTTTAAGAGATTTACCTCAGCAAGAAGGGTTTCCTGATAATGTAACTTATCCAACAAAACCTTAATGACGATTGCATAAAATAAAAATAGTTGTATAATAAAAAAGTTATATAATTTTGAAAGCACATGAATGCAAGAATCAATAAAGTGGTTTGAAAAAAATGGTTATGTTCACTTAAAAAACTTCTTAGATGATGATAACTGTAGAGAACTAACTCAAATTTTAAAAAAATTAGTAGCAGAGGGTCAAACAACACACGACCCTCAATGTCCAAAATCTCATGCTATTCACGGTAATCCTACCTTTGATAAACTACTAGAAGATTTACTTCCACACTTTGAAAAAGCATCAGGGAAGCGTCTTTACCCAACCTACTCTTATGCAAGACTTTATGAGCCAGGTGAAGAATTAAAGATTCATTCTGATAGGCCCTCATGCGAAATCTCAGCAACACTCACACTAGGATGGTCTGGTAAACAATGGCCTATATTTATGGCTGACCCAACAGACAAAGATAGTGAAGCAGAACCTTATAACTCAGAAGGTGATAATGAATACAAGGGAGTTAAAGCTAAAAATATATCTGAAATATATTTAAATATTGGAGAAGCTGTTTTATATAGAGGTATGGATAAACTACACTGGCGTGAAAAGTTTGAAGGTGAGTGGCAAGCACAAGTCTTTTTACACTATGTCGATGCAGATGGACCACATGCTGAATGGAAGTATGATAAACGAGAACAGTTAGGTATACCCAAACCAGCAAATAATCAACAAACTCAACAACCAAAAACTTTAACTGATTGCGCTGTTTTTGAAAATCATTTATCTGATAGCTTTTGTGAAAATTTAATTAAAACTTATTCACAAGACTCAATAACTAAAGAACAACCTTATATAGGCAATGCAAACAATGTTAATAAAGATATTCGTGATACAGAACGAGTGTTATTACCTCAGAATCAAGGCATAGGATCTGCACTAACAGCAACTGGATTAAATGCTAATCATTATTGGTGGCAGTATGATATTACTCATTCTAATCAAACTGAGTTTTTAATATATAAACCAGAGGGGCATTATAACCCTCACGTAGATACATTTCATCAACGAGGAGAAGTTAGAAAATTAACCGCATTAGCTTTTCTTAACGATGACTTTGAAGGAGGTAAGTTTTTCTTAAATGCAACTGGGACACCCTATTATCCTCCACAAAAGAAAGGAACAGTATTAGTATTCCCTAGTTATATGGTACACGGTGTTGAACCTGTAATCAAAGGGGTGAGATATAGCTGTGTAACATGGATAATCGGACCATATTTTAAATAAGGATAATAATGGATAATTTTATAGAAGTTTATAAAAGCGTTTTTAATAATAAATTTTGTGACAGTTTAATACAGTATTTTAAAAATGCAGAAGAAGGGGGTATGACTTTAAATCGTCAAGATCATGATGGCTCTCCTAAAACGGAAAAAGAAGACTTAGCTACTTATATCCCATCATTCCCAATGCACCACACACAAAAAGAGTTTATGGTTGAGTTTAATAGTGTATTTTGGGGTGAATGTTATAAACAATATGCAGAAAAATACAATATATTGTCTACCTGTTCTGAACATAAGATTTACACAATTAAAATACAAAAAACTCAGCCAGGTCAAGGTTACCATCTTTGGCACGCAGAAAACACAAGTAGAGAAAATTCTAACAGAGTATTAGCTTGGACTGTATATCTTAATGATGATTTTGAAGCTGGTGAAACTGAGTTTCTTTATCAGCATTACAGATATAAACCAAGTAAAGGTGATGTAGTAATCTTCCCTGCGGCTTTTACTCATACACATCGTGGTAACCCACCTATTGGTGGAGACAAATATATTATTACAGGCTGGGTAGAATTTTAGTGATACCTAATATTATAGTAGATAATTTTTTCTCAAACCCCGATAAGATTAGAGATATAGCATTATCACTAGATTATAATATTGATAATCAAAACTACCCAGGACAAAGAGCTAAAGTGCCAGATTCAATTGCTCAACAAATACAAGAAAAAATATTAAGTTTGATTATAGATTTACAAGATCAAGCTATAAAATGGACCACTAATCTTCATTTTCAAAAAATATCTAAAGACTACAAAGGTGGTTGGATCCATAGAGATGACCATAGCTTAATTACATGTATTATTTATTTATCACCTGAATCACTCGCTTGTGAAGGAACCTCTTTATATAAGTTAAAAAATAATAGATTATTACATGATGATACTATAAGACTTAGATCATTTAAAAATAAATATAGTAGCGACGAAGATGAAATAGCTAGACATACATGGAATAGTCAGTTTGAAGAAGTATTAAAAGTTGATAATGTATACAATAGATTGTTTATGTTTTATGGAAAACAATGGCATGGGGTCCCTAAATATAATTCTGATCGTTTAACACTACTATATTTTGTTCATGGATTAGAATGCAAATCCCTACCAATACCACGTAAGGATAGTTATAATTTATAAAAATAATGTATAATATTGCCTATAAGTCAATACTTTTGGGGCAATTCGTTGAAAGATTTTATTTGGTATCTTAGCGTCGCTTTGGGCGTTGCTTTTGCTTTACTCGTAACAGAGTATGCTTTCGCTGGTGGAACGACCACCATAAAATATCAAGGCCAACCTGTCCCCTCAGCCATGGCACCGTCCATGTCTGCATTTTCACAAGATGTATGTGCTGTACCTGTTAGCGGTGGAGCTAACACAGGTGTCTTCGCGATTTCAGGGGGGACTGTTATGACAGACGATAACTGTGTGAGACTAAAGAACGCGAAGGCTTTACATGACATGGGCCTCAAGGTAGCAGCAGTGTCGTTGCTCTGTAAAAACCCAGATGTCTGGGATGCTATGGAAATGTCGGGCAGCCCCTGCCCTGTTGGTGGTTCAGTAGGTGATGCAGCAAGATTGGCGTGGTGGGAATTAGAACCAGCACGATTTAAGAAACTATATGGTCAGAACTATGAGGTAAAAAACTCTCAGGTGAAAGATGAAGAAGCTACTACTTACCCTTATAATCCTGACGACGTGGAGTAATTATGGATATACATGGTATTGTTACTACGATCAAGACGAAAGTGGGTGGTATCTTGAAGGATCTATGGTCTGCACTGACATTGAAGTTAG